GAAGGATCTAAGATACCAAAAGGCCCAGTCAAAGGTCAAAAGTTTAAAACTGCAAAGGGTAAAGTAGTTACATTTACAGGTAAGGCAGGAGAGTTTGTAGATGATGCTGGTAAAGTGATTAAGGGTGCTGCTGGTGGTCAAATTGCAAAAGGTATTCAGTCTGGTTCAGTTAAAGGAATAGACCCAGCGGCCGCTAACAAAGCGAAACTCATACAAAAGTATCCAAGACTTAAAGCGTTGTTCACAGGCGCTGGTTCAAAGATACTAAAAGCAATTCCTATACTTGGAAGTTTACTTACTGTGGGTGCTGGTGCAAGTATATTGTTATCAGATGCATCAAAAGAAGAAAAGACCAAAGAACTAGGTGCGTTACTCTTTGGAACACTAGGTGCATCTGGTCTTGCAATACTAGGTGGTATTGGTGGTACATTCTTTGGAGGCCCTCTGGGAACTCTTCTTGGTAGTCTTTCTGGTGCAGTTGGTGGTTATTTTGCTGGTGATTTTATTGGTAGACAACTTGCTGGTTTTCTTCTTGGTGACGAAGTTACAAGTGTTCCGAAAGTGCCTGCACCAACAGGTATGTCGCCTGGTGCTATGGGTGGAAGTGGATTACCACCTCAATCTGTTGTCACTCCACAACAACTTGAAACTAACCCCTTTGCAGCTTACGCTCTTGAGGGTCAACAGATGGGTCAGTCTGCTGTTGCAACTGCAAACGCAAATAGAACAGAGGCTGTTACAGCGTCTGCATTAAATAAAGTGGATCAAGGATTTAGAAATGCTCCTCAAGGCCCAGCAGTTGTTCAAAATAATGGTGGTAACACTTATTCCAATCAAGTAAAAACAATAAACAGAACCTCCATCAAACATGAAGATCCTGTTTATGATATGATTGGAAAATCACTTGCAATGTAAGTGGTGCTGGTTGAGGGACTCGAACTCTCGACCTGTTGATTACAAATCAACTGCTCTACCAACTGAGCTAAACCAGCATTATTCCATTATCCGTTTGCAAGTTTTGAAAAATAATCCATAGTGTCATCCTCTTCTTCTTTTGAAGTAACAGGTGACTCTACTGGTTTAGTATCAACAACTGGTTTTGCAATTGGTTCGTCTTCAATCTCCTCAGACACGTTACCGACTTTGGTTGTACCAGAGATGACTTGATGAAAACGTGTGGACAATTCATCATAAGATTTGAAGTTAGTTGGTGCAGTATACTCTGCAAGAGAGTATTGACTTTTCCAGATAGACTCAATCTTAGACTCATCATCTGAGATTGCAGATTTAGAAGAAAACTCTGATTTATCATAGTTCCAGAAACCATCTACCTTTCGGATTTTTAGTTTGAAGTCTGCACCTTCCCAAAAATCAAATGGATTGATAGGCGATTCATCTTCAAACGCTGGTTGCATCGCTTCCATCATTTTGTCAAATATCTTTTTACCATATCTGAACAACATGACTTTACCTTCGTTCTCTGGGTGCTTTGGATCACTCACCACAAGAATATTAGAAAAGTATTGTAGTTTTCTTTTCTGTTTCCTTGCAAGTTCTTTATCAGACTCCACACCAGAGTTCCACAACTTTGAGTTGTATTCTGACACAGGGTCTTTCTGACTAATTGTTGTAAGAGAGTTTTCGATATACCATTGACCTGTTGGGCCTTGAAACGCATGATTCCAAACTTTCGCCCAAGGCAGTTCTTCACCCTCTGGTGATGGTAAGAAACGAATGACTGCGTAACCATTACCAGACTGATCCAGTTCTGGTTTCCATAGTCTTTCATCAACGTATGATTTTTTCTCTTGAGGAGCGGAGTCCTCTTTTACTGCGTTAAGCAGTTTATCTAGAGAATTGCTTCTCCTTAGTGTATCTAACGACATATGTTTCTCCTTATGTTTTCGTATGTATCGTATGTTAAATTATTCATATCAAATTTCATAGAGTTCTCATGGGGTTCTACCCAGATAAATTCTGTATTACAAAACTCTTGCATTACAGTTTTCATCTCGTTAGTCCAATCAGACCTATGACAAAATCTATGAGGGTCAGAGTCCATCTTCTGTCCTCTTTGAAATTCCTCATAGACATTATTTAGTGGGTTTTCAGAAAGGTCAAATCCCATTAAATAAATCTTAGATGCACCATGCCGACACGCAAGGTGTATTGCTGTAGTTCCAGAACTCCATTCTCTTGGAATGTCTATGTCCCTTATCCTATCATCTTCATCAACCCAAGTGATGTACAATCCTTTATTTGGTTCGTCTTGTTTTCCATTGATTACACAGTGTTGTCTATTCCCTCTTTTATTTTCAACAATACTAGTGTACTCGTACATATGTCTTATCGTATCGTGAAAATACTGTGGCAGTTTAGTCCAATCTGCGAACCAACATTTATTCTCATGTGCATAACCAGACTCATATATCAAGTGTTGCACATGATAGTCTACGGCTACTAGATTGTCAACCTTTACATCATTAAAGATTCTGTTACAACCCCATGTAACAACATCATCAAGTATTTCATTCACATTCCATTTCAGGCGTGACTTTCCGTTTCCGTAGACTATCGTTCTCATTTACTGTTGTTTATGTTTTGGTGTATACCTTCTTGGTGAATACCCTTTGGGCCAAGATGGTTGACGAGATGCAAGTTTCTTACATCTTTCTGCAAGTTCGTCATTCTTCTTTTGCAGTTCTGCACAGTCATATTGCAACCCCTTGATTTCGTTTCTGAGTTGTTCTATAACTAATTTATCGGGCATTTCCATACCACTACTCCATTGTTGTTAAATTTATAACTACCATCTTACACGAATCAATCTCATATGTCAAGAACTTTTTGTAATTTTCTATAAGTTTTTTTACATCAGGCCACATGATATCATCATTCATTTTCTTATCCCATTTAGAACTGTAGTCAAAGATACCATCTAGTATCACCATTGTTTCAAGTGATACTCTTTTACCAAGATATTCTTTGAGAAGTTTAGGGTGAGAATTGTCTGGAACATTCAATACGTCTAGACTTTTATCTTCAAATAGTTTAGTTGCTTCATTCTTGAATAGTGTTTCTAATCTTGACACTCTATCCATCCAATCAAAATAGTTCTGGTCATTGAAGTTACCTATGTAACCTTTAGTTTCAACTAAGAAGTTTGCAAGTAGATAATCCTCAACACTTTCTATGAGAGATGAGTTATACTTTCTACCCAACATCACAAACCATACTCTATCTTTTCTTTTCCAGAACGACTCTCTTGATACCTTTGTCTTACCATTGAACTTTACAAAGTCATAGTCACCTTTACTAAAGTGAGCCTTCATCGCACAGTAAGTCAAATAGATATCTATTGATTGTGACATTTACTATATTGGTAATTTTGCCTGATTGGGTAGATAGTTCAAATCTCTTGCATTTGCTTCTATCTTATCTTTTAGACTTTTTGATATGAGTCTGGTAACCGACTCTGGTTCTACTTGTTTTGTTTTACAGTATTCTAGAACAGCGTCCATATGTGATAGGTTTTTGTCTTGGGCCATCTTTTCAATCTCAAGTGAGAACGTCTTTGTATTTTGCATAATAACTCCATTTATAAGATGTGGGGTTAACCATGACCCCACACGCACTTATTAAGTAGTGACCCTTTGGATCTAATGTCCATCAATGATCTTACCGATTTTTTTCAACCGAACCTATTTGCATAGGCATCATTAATTTGTGTCGGTAGGACTTGGGTACACCTACAACTGAGAAACCAAGATACCATTCTTGTTATATTCCCAGAACCTAGTTCCAATCGGTAGATTGATGTGACACAGCGTGTTTCCACTACCATGCCTGAGTACCACCTCTAACTAGTCAAGTTCACAACTCTTGGTGAGAAGTTCTTCCTTGCACGACACTATTTTCGCCCGTCAGCGAAACTCTGAAACTGTGATGATGTTTCTGTTTCCAAGTACACCATCAAAACTCAGTACAATTAAGCAGCTAGTGCGAAATCTACAGGTGCAAAATCATTGTTTGCATTTAGAAAATTGACCAATAACGCAGTCATCCGATAGTTCTCCACTTTTCTATTTAACGTCAGTCGATCCTATTTCACCCCCATCATAAACACTCTCAAGCAGTGATTCAATATCTCATCTAAGAGTGTTTATGGTGGAGGTGTTGGGTATTGCACCCAAGTCCTGTCCATCTTTCAATCTGTTTCAACAAACTATACTCTATTTATACCATGATTCGTTGCGTTTGTCAAGTCTTAATTGAGAAACTTGTTCCACACCCACATGAAGAGTGTGCGTTAGGGTTCTTAACTGTTAAGTAAGAACCACCAAATTCTTTTATGTAGTCCACAGTGCAACCAAGTAGAAACATCTCGGCCGTAGTATCTAACACTAACACATCATCTATGAGTGTTCCTTTGTCAGTAGTGTCTGTGGTTTCCCATTTGTATTCGAAACCAGCACAACCACCACCCTTGACAGACAATCTTGCATAGGTATCCTCTGACTTGGATACCATGTCTGTTAGATATTCTTTTGCATTTTCTGTTAGTGTTATCATGACTCTTTATTTATAATGTTACCATCTAAAATCTCTTGTACCAAGTCACCTTTGACACAAAATGCCTTCTCTGGTTTGAGTCTACCATCAAAGTTCTTAAATGCAGCCCACATATATTTGTCTGGGTTTGCATTAAGTCTATCCAGACATTGTTGTTGTGTTTCATTCTCTTGGTGGAATATAAACAAATCAGTACCAAACTCTGGTGTTGTAGTCGCCATAGTCACGATTATAAAGTATTTACTAAGTGTTACTCCCATTGAACTCCCCTATAACTTCTTCTAACATCGGAAGATAATTATGTTTAGTTTTAACAAACTCCTGTACTGAACCATCCTCAGTAACAACTAGAATAACAATCTGTTCAATTGGTTTTCCAGTTCGTTCTTCAAACATCTCTGCGTATGCAGACGCTTGTATATAATAGTTTTCATTCCACTCATCACTTCTCTCTTTAGAAGAAGTCTTGAAATCAATGATGGAAAGTTCCCCATTGTATTCTGCAATACAATCTACTCGTCCAGCGACTTTGTACTTATCTGAATACAACCCACACTCTTGAGCATGAATATTGTCAACATTGTCCAAAGTTTCTTTTGCGAGTTGTTTGAATAGACAGTAGGGGAGAAATTTCTTTTTGTGTTTTTCTTCGTCAAAGTCATTGTTTAAATAGTCCTCACACATATGATGAACAGCAGTTCCACGATTTGCGGCTGTTCTTGCAACATAGTTTGCAACATCATCACCAACTCGTTTACGCCATTCAAATAATCCTTTTTTATTCCTTACAGATAAAACTGTGGTAATAGACGGATACAGTTCACCCTCTGGAGTTTTATAGAATCTTTTCTTATCTATGGTTTGAGTTTTTAGATCTTCAAGTTCAATCGGTACATGACAAAATGTTTTCATATTAAATCATCTTCTTCGCAGATGCAGTAGTTTCTTTGTTTCTGCGAGTCCAACCCTTTCCAAATGTTTTAAAGTGTTTCAGTTTTTTGTAATATGCAAGTCGGTCTTTTTGATACTTTTCAATCGCACCTTTGTGACCTTCTTGTTTTACAAATGTATCTACTGCTCGTAGAGTTGCAGGCCCTATCGCACCATCTGCTGTCGCACCTACCATTTTTTGTAGATACTTTGCAGCTCTTCCTGTTCCAGCGTTCACTCCAAAATCGAAAACGCAAAGGTCAAGACCAGATGGTAGTTGGTCACCTTTTACACGATCCCAATAGTTCTTCTTATAGATAGGTGCAACATCAGATACTTTGAGTTCTCTCATTGCATCTAAACTTACATCTCTACCAACCCACTCTTCGTATACTCTCTTAGTTACGCCTAAGTTAGTAGCGCCGCCTGGATCTTCTGGGTGATTCACATATCCACCTTCGTGATGTAATATCATTTCTAAACATTCTTGGTAATTTTTTTCCATTAGATTTCCTCTCTAAAATTATACATTATATTTATTCTACTCCGATACCCAACTTAGTTTTCTGTATCAGATAGTTTCTAACAAAACCAGAACGCACTATATCACCTATGTTAAACTCTGTGCATTTAAATTCTTCCATCTCCTCAAGTATTCTAAGAAAATTATGTAAACCATTTTTCTCATTCATCTTGGATAAATCTGTTTGCATAAAATCACCACAGAACATTATCTTGGAGTCTTGCCCTACTCTGGTCACTATAGTATCAAGTTCATGGAAGTTTAAGTTCTGACATTCATCTACTATGATGATTGAATTGTCAAATGTCAAACCTCTGAGAAATGATGTTGATAGAAAATAGAAACTACCTTGTTTTTTCAATCTATCGTACAACATAGAGAATGCTTGTTCATTCGCTTGTTTGAACATAAACTTCACCATATTCTGATAAGGTACTTGGTAGAGTGCAGCTTTATCTTCTTCATCGCCAGGAAGAAAACCTATCTCTCTAGTTGGTATAAGTGAACGAACTAATACCACCTTATCATACTTGGTATCATCTCGTAATACCTCTGATAGTGCGAGATAAAGTGATACGAAAGTTTTTCCTGTACCAGCACAACCAAATAAAAATTGATGTTTACCCTGTCCATAAGAGTCAAACACTAATTTCTGATTGTCTGTGATTGGTTCTATTTTTACTAAGTCTGTATTTGTAATATCTTTCTTTGCCATGATAATCCCATTTTATTGTGGGGGAAATCGACCCAACTGATTTCCCCCTGTGTAAACTCTCCATGAATTTAATTGAAGTTTACACAGTAGTATTTATTATCTATCTATAGTTTAACCTTACTCATATTTTGTCCACCACTCTTACGAACTAAACCATGTTTTTTTCCTACTTCTTGCACTTTCTTTTGTGCAGAAGTTTGACCACTACCAAATCTATCTGCGAGTGGACTATTAGGGTGAGCTTCTGCAACACGACTAAAAACCTCTTTCATACCACCATCCATTCTACCATCACCTTGTTTAACAATATGGTCACCCACTAATGCTGGTGCAGTTATGACTTGTTCAAGATCTTCATTCTTTAATATTTCTTGCAGTTCAGACCATGTACAAAACACATCTTCTTCTGTATCTATTTGTTTATTTCTTATTGTATATGTTGGCATTTTACATCACATTATAGTTTATTATACACCGATTACCATTAGTCGGTTGTTCGGCTGTATGCCAGTACCAACCATCAAATAAGACTACTCTACCTTTTTTTGGTGTCACTTTCTTTTTGATAATTCGTTTGTCGTGTTCTGGTACTGACTTCTGGTTACTGTAGTGGTTCTCATATATTATCGTATCTCCGTCTGCATCTATAACATAGTACAGAACTACCAAGTGTGGTGTTATACGATTATCTACATGAAGTTCATCTAGTATGTGTCTATCTTTTAGATTTAGTGGGAACTGTAGAAAGGTTCGACCTTGAGAGAATACACTAAACATATTATCAGTTCTCTTACACGCTTCCTCTATCATAGGTTTTATGAACTCATGGAAGTTACTATTCTGTCCATCTCTATTTACAATACTATGACTCACCGCTGGTCTACCTGTTACAGTAGTTTTTTCTCCTAGTAGTGGTGGTGCGACCTCTGGTATAAAATACCAACTAAACCCACTATCACGACCTACTAGAATATTTTCAATTTCATCTTGATATTTCTTATCAATGATATCATCGAATACCCAAATTTTATTTTGATAGTCCATCTATCCTTTTCCTTAATCCATAGTTTTCCTCTGCAAGTTCTTTGATACGCATTTGTAAACCATGAATATGTTTTTGCATCTCATACATTTCTCTTCTGATTATGGAATCAGTCGTTGTTATTCCTTCTCCAAGATGACTCGTAAAGTCGAGCTCTAATTGTTTCTCCATTTCTTTCTCCTTTCTAAATTTCCACAATATCCAATTATAATATCTTTCTGGTTCTTTGTCAAGACTCATCTTATGTGAATCTGATCTTTATCTTCATAGTTACCAAATGTTCCTGTGACAAAATAATTTGTTCCCAGAATTATTCTAGGTGAATCATCTTCATTTGGTAATGCTGTGTGTTCACACCAGCCTGGGAAGATAACCATATCACCAGTTTTTACTTGCAAGTTAATTGTTCTTGAGTTGAAGATATTCTGTTGCAGAACTTTATAGGATAAATTATACCCCTCTTGTATTCTACTGATAGGCATCCTTATCTGCAAATCACCACTATTCGCTTGTACATAGTATACACAACTGAATACACAGTTTGGGTGTATGTGTGGGTGGTGTGCATCACCTTTGTGATTTATTGCTGTCCAACTTTGTGTTAGGTAAAATTGATTTTGTATTTGTAAATGTTTTGTTACATACTCATTGAACACAGTAAGTATATGTGTCTTTACTCTGAGTAGTCTTTCATTATCTAATATGTCTGCACTTTTAGATATCGCATTACCTTGTTTAGATACAGCTTGTCTGAAGTCACCATCAACCACTGCACTCATCTCGTCATCATTTAGTAAAAGGTCTGTCGATGTTTTATAAACAGGTAACGCATGAAAAGGTATCAACTCTGCTGAAACCTCTGTACTTACGTTACGTTCTAACTCTTTTCCGATCTCTCTATGTAATTGTCGTTGTACTTCTTCTGGTAAACTCTCTGTCATGCTGGTACTCCTAACACTTCTCTTCCATCAAATTTATTATTATACCTACCATTTTTTCTGTTGTAGTGGAGAAAAACCTGTGCATGATAGTTTCCTTCAAATGGTTCTCTCCAATGTTCTAATTCACAACCCTTGTATATAACCATGTCACCTCTTTCTGTTTCTATAGATATCTCATTACCATCTCTGTCTTTGAACCATATAGGCCATGCGTAATGTGAGTCATAACCAATACACAATGTCAAAGATATCTCACAACTTTCTCTGTCTATATGTCTTTTTAGTTCAGACCCTTTCTTATATAGTCTGTAGTAAGAATACTGTGGAACTAACTGCTCACCTGTTATCTCTTGTAGTTGGTCAAGTTTTCCCATCAGTAGTGTATCAAATATCAAATCTCCGTACATACTAAAATCACCCATACTCTGTGGGTCACTAAAAGTTCCATACCTATTATCTCTAGTTACTGATAATCTTTTATGTGCAAGTAAGATATATCCATATAATAATGTAGAGAGATCTTCACTAATAAAGTTTTCTACCTTTATCCAATCCTTATTCATTGTAATCAAATTCTTTCATGCGGCCCAGAACCAATATGGGATTTGTCTTCTTGTCCACTTTGCAAATCTTTTTTTCTCAATTATATAGTAGGTTCTATAAGCATCTATTGAGTCTGGTTTTTTACAATGGTCAGGCATTGCTTGGGGCATCGTGGTCAAACCACCCTCTTTAATTTTAGTTGGTGGTGATACAAGTAAATCTCTGAGTAAAGAGTCAGTAGAATGAACTTTACCATATCTAAACGTATACTCATCACATAGTTTTTCAAATAGATTATATAACCAAATATAATTTGCAACACTCTCTCTCGCCCATATTGCACTTGGGTGATTGATATGTGATGCTTTGTAGATAGTGTTTTCTATATTCTCATTTGGGTGTTTCCATCTTCGTATTCTACGTCCTATCTTAGTTCTACCTTCATACTCATCACCATCTAATATTCTGTGTGCAGTAGACATAAGTTGTGCATATTCGATTATCATCTTGACAACGTGTTTATCACAGTGCATCTTTGCAGATACATCTGGGTCTTCATGTAAATAAAATATATTCATCAGTTATAATTTATACCCCATGCTAAATTTATTCTTTGTTGATTAGATTTATTCTCTTCTACTTCATGTGGCATCCAACCAGGCCATAGAACTAACATACCATCTTGTGGTACTATCACAGAGTTCCTAACGAAAGGCGCTTTCTGATTACAAGTCATGAGTGTATTCGCTGGATTTAGAAATACTAGATTTCCTGTTCCCTCTGATTGAACATAGTAAATCGCAGCCCATATATCTTCAACATGAGTATGCAATATATTCTTAGAACCTATATC